AAAACTGCACCTCCAATTGTTAGATTGTGTCTAACAATTGGGGTTCAGTTCAAAATTTGATGAATGATAATCACTGTGTTCACTATAAAATATATACGTTATTTGTACACAAACCTTTATGGTATAATAATAAAAACGGAATAATAAGATAGAGGTACAAATCTGATTTTCGATTTGTTTAATAGGGAAGTCGGTGTAAATCCGACGCTGTCCCGCAACTGTAAATGGGAGCACATTTCAGCAGACCACTGTTACGCAAAGTAATGGGAAGGTGAAAGGTGCGATGAACATAAGCCAGGAGACCTGCCTTTATCTAGTACAACCAAAAAACCTACGAGGATAGGGGGGAAATACCTATTTGGTTGTCTATTATAAACGTTGATATATCAAGGGTTTAGCGTACATATTGAATATAAAAAGGTTAGTGTGCAAGTAACGCCACTTTTCTTTTGAGTTTAGACACTTCTAGTAGATTATTAAAATCTATTGGAGGTGTTTTTTTGTTAGTTAAATTTGCTATTCAGGATTTTATGGACGAACGAGAATTACAAAATTTAAGTGAAAACACAATGAAGGGTTATGTGATTTTCTTTAGAGAATTTAAGCGATGGTTAACTGAGAGGGAGATAATAGATGTAAATGAAATTACACAATCAACTATTAAAAGTTATCTTTTGTACTGTAAGAAGGAAAGAAATAACAGTCCTAATACTGTAAATAATAAACTTAAAAACTTGAGAGCATTTTTTAATCACTTATTAGATAACGAATATATTAATAAAAATCCATGTTCTAAAATTTCAAAGTTAGAGACAGATGAAAAAATTGAAGTATTTACTGATTCGCATATTAGGCAAATGTTCACTTATTACAGACGATTGAAGAGGAAGGATCATCAATTTACGGCTTTTCGTAATTCAGCGATCATAATAACATTACTTGGTACTGGAATTAGAATTGGTGAATTACGAAATTTAAAATGGACTGATATAAACACAGAGCATTATCAATTAACCATTTACGGTAAAAATCGTAGACAAGAAACTGTACCACTAACATCAAAGGTATTGCAAGAATTACTCGAATACAAGCTATTTTGCGAGCGTCATTTTAAAATACTTAATGATTATGTATTCGTTAATAGAGACGGTACTCCAATGTCTTATGATGCTACGAAAAGTGTATTCAAAAGATTGCAAGAGGTTATGAATTTTAAAGATGTAAGACTTTCTGCCCATACTTTTAGGCACACTTTCGCACAAAAATTCCTTCTAGGAGGTGGAGACGTCTTTACGCTTCAGAAAATTTTACGACACAAAAATCTTTCGATGACAGAAAAGTACCTCTCACTCTGGGGATCAGCGTTGCATGAACAAAATGAGAAGTACAATCCGTTAAATGATTTTGATCTATAACAAATAAAAAAGAAAGAGTCAGCTACTGCAAATAGCCAACTCCTTCGAAACTGAATAACACTAATACGCTTCCTACGGCTATATTAAGTGTGTTTATGTAAATTATTTTACAGCTTTTGTTCAAAAAATACAAGGACAAACGTTTATTTAAGTATGCCTTCTTACATAAATACATTTAATTTTAGTGTTATTCGCAACGAATTAAAAGGAGCGAATACAATAATGACACTACTAAACACAGAATCTACATACCAATCACTTCAATCATTTAAAGCTGTTAAAGAAATGAATGTAGTCGTTAATCATTACAAACAAAAATTTAAATCTCAATTAACAAAGTCTACATATGCAGTTTTAGACTTTGTTTCGCAATGGGCTTGTAAGTATGTTGGAGTATGCTATCTATCACAACGTAAAATTGCTGAAGAATTAAATATTAGTTACAAGACCGTACAACGCTCAATAGCCGTATTAGTCAATTTAAACGTGATTAAAAAATATGATAGCAAACGTCATAATGGGGATAGAAGACGCTCTACGAATATCCTAGTAATTCAAAATGTACAGATAGATGTCCAAACGGAATGTCCAGACAAAGAGACTCTATTAAATACTCAAAATATTAATAATACAAGTGATACAGTAGCTGCTACTCAAAGTGCTGATAAAGAATCTTTAATCAAAAAAGGTCTAACAACTAAATTACCGAAACCATTACAATTTCTTTCAGCATTCTTTGATACGAATGAACTTTATAACATTGTAGGATGTATCTATAAAGCTAAAAGTAAAGTTGATCGCAACATTCAAATTGAGGAACATGAGCAGGAGTATAGAGAGTCTATTTTAAATGTTTTAAATGCGTATAAGCGTGGTAAAGCTAAATCGTTACACGGATTACTATTCCACTCGATCAAAACTATAACACGCTCTATTCAGCTTAAATCACTCTTATACAATGCATTTGGAATATAAATAATATTCATTATGCAAAAGAAATTATCTGAATCCATATTTGGAAACTGTTATCAATTGTTCTGAAGCAAAAAGTCAGATAGGAATATTGTTCCTCTCAGGTATTTGGCTTTTCATATAAGTGATTTTCAGTGGTTACTAAGTTGACCACTACTGATGGTCGTAGCTGAAAGTTCAGCCCTCCTTAGTGTCGATCTCAGCGACACGTTTGTCTAAATTTTCTATGACACTTGATGTATGAAGGTTAGGGACATTATTACGACCTCTATAATATATCGGTGAGGTACGTCGTGCCCTTGGCAAGGTAAACATTACTTACTTTGACCTGATAGCGTTGTAGTCGCCCTCACCGACCTGACTGTAACATTGTTACTATCAGGTCTCTCGTCATACTACGACTAATGTTCGTATAAGGTCGTCACCATTTCAGTTACGAGCGTAATACCAGTACTAGAGACGGAAAGTTGGGGAGACTTCCTACTTAAACATTTAAAAATATTTATAAAAATATTGTTGATTATATTTATTTTTACATGTATTATAAGGTTAAGGAGGTGATAACAATGGCAAAAAAGACTTTCACAACTTCTATTGACGAAGACTTACAACTAGAATTTAAAGAAACTTGTAAACATAATGGTGAAAAAATGAATGACGTAATCGAAGCATTCATGCAAAGTTACATTAATAGTGAATTCACAATTGAAAAAGAAGTCATATATAAATTAAAAAAATCAAAATAAAAAAGGAATCTGTTCTCCCCACCACAGAGACAAACAGATTCCAGATAAATCATTAACCCACCCATAGGAGGTTATACCGTTATTATACACCGGTGATCTCCTGATGGGCAAGGGTGATACTAGGAGGATAACATTATGAATGCAATGAACACGTTGATAACTACAATCAAATTTATAGCTGAGGGTGACATCCCATCACAAGTTGAATTACTAGGTAAGCCAATTTACGAAAATGGTAAAATTATAAATTATGAAATAGTTAATAATGACTATAACTACAACGAAAAAAATAGTCCCGACTACACGATTGAAAATTTCAACATGTCAGTAGTAGGACTAGATGAGTGCTTTTTTGATTTTAATGGTTACTTTACTTTCAACGTATTGTCTAATGGTAAAGTAGAATTTGAATTATGTATTACTGCAAATGTCCAAGATAATCTAATAGATGATATTGATTCATTATTCACATCTAATAATATTTCAATCGGTGACTTCATATTTAAAGATGATTGTTATTTCTTCCGACCAAATATGAAAGTTATAGAAATAACTAATGCTGAAATAGATGATATTTGGTAAATAAAATCATTAATAATTAAGGGTATGTTAAATTTACATGCCCTTTTTGACTACTCTAATTATACTATAGTTTTCCTTATTTGTAAATAATATTTAAACTAATATACTATATCATGATCCATTTCAAAGAAACAACAATTTTGTGGTCTCTTAAAAAGTTTTTTGACCTCGACTAGCTACTTACGAAATTTACTATTATTATTTGGATAGATAAAAAACGCAAAATAAAAAAAGGATGAGATCATCCTTTGGGTTTACTTTCAGATTTTTTGCTAACTTGCTCTAGTGCTTTAATGTACTTTTTAGCAATTTCTAATTCATCTTTAGAAATATCATTGAACAAGTTTTTCAATGCAAGATGCTCATCATTATTAACTGTATTTGTATTAAGTTTTTCCGACATACATAATCAATCCTTTACAACTTATATCACAGTTATGTTAGCATTTCGCATGGATCATTTTCAAATAAAACGATTAGGTGGATTGTACACGGAAATGTTAGATGGACTAGAGTAAATGAGTACATCGGTAATTTTCTGCCACAAGTAGCAGAAATTCAAAAAGGTGATTAAACACTAGAAGCAAATTATAGAGAGTTTTATCCACAAAATGCTTCTAGTGTTTAATCAAAAAAATGACTGTCACTTACTCAAGTTTTGCATTATAATATTAATAAGTGTCCAAAAATCAACTAAACACAAATAAACACTTACAAACTACTTGTAAATGTGTCAATTTTATTCTACCTATTTTTGAAAGGAGGAAGATTTATATGTATCAGTTTTGTTGTTGAAGCAATCATACCATGATATTAAATGGGAGTAAATAGAGTGAGGTAAAATAATATTCATTATTTTATATTATATTACCTTATATCACCTAATAAAAGGTAAATAGAAAAAAGAAGGAGGAATGAAGTGAGGAAATTTGAAAGTGGAAATAAGTTCGGAAAGGTAATTAGTGAGGAAGAAATTGAAAATTGGAATGCTAACGTAATTTTAGATGGAGGTACGGCTACAGGTAAGACGCACATAATCATACATAAAATCGCAACCATCTCTATGTTAAAAGGTAAAAAGATATTATTCGTCTGTAATCGTGATGCATTAAAAAATCAAACTACAGATGAAGTTGAAGAAACATTTACATTTAATGTAGATATAACAACGTATCAGCGCATTGAGCAATCAATACGCAATAATGTAATGACTTCAAATGTGTTTACTACAGATTATGATTGGATATGTTTAGACGAGTTCCATCACGTAACAGAAATTTATAATCGATACACTGATTTATCATTTGAGTGGATTTATAATCATCCATCTAAAAAGATTTACATGAGTGCGACAGCTACCAGTTTCTTTAATCAATTTGTAGAGGAAGGACATGTGACAGAAGATAATTATTATCATATACCGAAATCATATGACTATGTTGATAAATTTTATTTCTTCAATAAAAAACAAGATGTCAAAGAAATCATTAGAGACAAATTACATAGTACAGAAGATAAAATCATGTTTTTTAGTGGGAGTATGGATTATGCTCTTGAGATTTACAACGAGTTTAAGAAGGATGCTTTATTCTTCTGCTCAAAACACGCAAAAAATACAGAAGCTATAGAGATATTAAGGGAACAAGGGTATCCAATCCAAAATGAAACCTTCAATAGTAGACTTTTGGTTTCCACCACGGCTCTTGATGTGGGAGTGAATCTCTACGATACATCAATCAAACACATAATAACGAGTGTTTTTGATTGGTCACAAACTATCCAGTGCATAGGGCGCAAACGTTTGTTAGATGATAATGACAGGTGCAGCGGTATTTACATACGAAATTATAACAAAGGCGTACTCAATCTATTTGATAAAGCAAAAGAATTAGAGGAACTCGAACTATTTAAGTGGGACAGAAAAGAATTTAATAGAAAATACATAAGTGATCGTACATATCATAATGATTTCATTTACTTTGATGAGGCTACTAAAGATTTCAAGGTTAATGAATTAGCTCATTTAAAGTTAAAGCAGTATCAGAAAGAAATTTACATAATGAAGGACATTGAAGTTAAATTTAAAGGTAAACAAATGAAAGGGATGGGGTACAAGAGGTTTATGATGAACAAATTAGGGATTGAGTATGGACAAACAATGAATTATGAAGCAGTTCAACAAGAGCAAAAGGAGCAAAGCTTGGTCGAGTATCTGGAAGCAAACGTTGGTGTCGAATTGTATAAAGAGCAACGTGAAGAACTAATACATAAAGTCGGATTGAAGGATAACAGTAACAGGATACAACGAAGTATTTCACTATTGAACGAGTACTTAAAAGAGAATAAAATTTCATATCTCATTGTATCTAAAACAACTAAAACTAAGATAGATGGTCAAAGGAAGTCAGTAAGGTACTGGACAATAATTGACAACATAACTAGGTAAAGTGTACACACAATATGCATATTCCAACTTATATAGAAAGTTGCTTATCCTGTGTACAAATAATACATAAAAAGTCAAGAAAATAAATAAAAAACACATCCGACAGATTCATTGTTGAATGCGACCGAATAGGGAACATTTAATAATGAATATGGCGAAGGCAATAGTTTTAAAATTGTTAGAATCACTTCGATTTGCTGAAAGCGAATTGTTAGTGATACTTCAATATTAAAAGTGTTGACTATTCTTTACCTCATTACTGAAATACATAAAACAAAAGGGAAAATGGAGGAATTAATATTGACGAAAAACAATAATAATGGAGTTTACATTCAGTCGATTGAAGCAAATAAAATTTATGCAAATAATAAGCGTGGGGACTATTTAACTCGTGACTATGTCGGGAAGTTACCTTATTCAATGCAATTGATTAAAATGCTCTCTCTCAAAGGATTCAAAACATTTGAAAGTAAATTTAATTCTAATAAATTATTATCGAATGCAGTAGTAAATGTTTCTTTTGATTATGACGTAGATAACGCTAAAACGATAATTGAGCGTACTAAAGAGAGAATTGAAGAATACAAAAGTTATCTTGAAAAGTTGAGACTTGAAGATAACAAGGAAAAGGACGTTAAAAAGTTAGAAAAAGAAATTAAAAGAAAAGAAAAGGAAATTGAGAAGTTAGGTAAAAAAATAGATGATGCAGAAACATATTTAGAAAAGGTTGAAGAAGAAAAAGAAAACAAAGAATGGAAATCGGTAAAGGTTGAAGAGTTGCGAGAGATACTATATCAAGATGGTTTCTTTATCGACTATAAAAAAGATGATAAAACAGTAAGAGTTGAATACGTGCAGTTTTCCAGAAGCTCCAGCAAGAGCCGCAAAGGAGAAGTTTTATTCATCGAAAAAAAATTACATAAAGAAATGACGGAATGGCAACGCATGGGACTTAAATTTGATGAGGAAGAAACTATTGATCTCGTAAGTATCCGAGCGTATGAGTCATTAATCGGGTCAGCAATACAAGGTTTAATAAATATTAATGTAGATAATATTTTACTAGTTGATGATGTGAAATCTACATTTAAAGAGGATGTTAACTTAGTTTATGCAGAGGGTAAAGGAAAGAAGAAGAGATTAACCGTTGATAAAGCTGATAACCATTCAATTACAAATGATATTTTTGACGGTGAATCATTACTCGATGTAAGAGTATTTAAAGCTTCAGATTATGCAGATAAATCATTTGTACTGTTACGTAACCACTTCTTTAAATCAGCAGCGTTTAAAACTGATATTCAATTATTTTTAAAAGATAACTGTCCAGATGGTGTTAAATATGATGAATGGGTTTTACATGACATGTTCGGTAATCCTATTTTAGCTGAAAATGTAAAGATGATTGTCACACCTAATTCTATGAAAATGTTCAAGATGGCTTATAAGATGAAATTAGATGATGTAAATGCAAACAGGGAAGCGATGTATGCTTACTGGAAGGATGTAGTTAGAGATGAAGGACAAATGTTTGGGGTGTGTAAATATGAAAAACCGTCACAAGCGCCAAAACTACAGGATGGAACTATAACCCAACAAATGAGTTATCAGATGATTAATGCTTTATTAGTTAACCAAGATGATATGAATGAATTATTAGCAATTGATAAGAAGTACATAGATGAATTAAAAAATAACCCATCGACATTAATCGAACACTTAAAAGCTACAAGTAATGATAATAATTTGAATGAGTTTTATGTTAACTTGTATGAGATTAATCCAGAATTTATTTACACGAAAATGTTTAAAGATTATCGCAGCCAAGTGGTTAATCGTTATAAAAAACGAGTAGCAAAAGGGAAGGTGCGAGTGCAGGGTGACAATTTAACGATGTTATCAAACCCTATAGAATTACTCAAACAAGCAATAAATAAATTAGATTTAGATGATTTAACTTTAAGTGGTAATCAAGTTTATACTACCCAATTTGATTTTTGGCAAGATGTCGCTTTACATCGTAATCCGCATACAAATATGAGTAATGTTTTAGCGGTGCATAATACATATAATGCCAATATTAAGAAATACATAAAAGTAAGTAAAGAGATAATAGTTGTTAATTCGGTGAATCACTCTATCATGTCAAGACTCTCAGGAGCTGACTTTGATTCGGATTTTGTACACGCAACTAATAATAGCACGGTGGTTAGATTGGCTAAAAAGGCTAATGAAGATTATCTAGTATGTGAAACCAGTGTAGGAGAATCAGAAGATGAAGCAATAGTTTATAAGCTTACAGACATTGATATGGCTAAAGCAGATAATAAAATTGCTGAATCTAAAACAGTGATAGGTGAATGTGTAAATAGTGGACAGTTGGCTATGTCATTATTCCATCATTTACAATCGATTGGAGAGAATGAAAAAGCTGAACAGGTATTACAACTTACCAATTTAGTTGCTGCACTTAGTACCCTAGCAATCGATGTAGCAAAGAAAACATTTGAGATTGACGTTAAAAAGGCTGTTCGTTCAGTAGTGTTAGCGGTTAATAAGTACATAAATAAAGATGCTGGTATTTTTAAATTTGAAGAAGTACCAAAAGAAAAGAAGAAATTTAAGCCTTCATTTTTTGAAAATATCGACCGTAAAAAGCGTAAAGAAGTGATGTATGTACAATTTAATACGCCAATGGACATGCTTCAAGATATTTTAAATAATGACGATAATGCAAAACCTACAAAAACTAACGAACTTATTGATCTGTTAAATAACTCACTAGATAAAGATAAAGCGAATCGTAATCAAAAGAAAAAATTAATTGAAATTGGAGAAGAATTAGAAGATGCAATTGCGAAAATCTATGTAGATACTAAAGATAAAGAAAAGCAATTTACATTAATTAATGATGTTGCACGAAAATTTGAAACTAGGATTGGTAAGTTGAAAATAAAGCCTGAAACTATTTATTCGTTTATTTGCGATATCCATGATCCGAATGCCAAAGTAAAAATTGATAAGAAGTACAATAGATTGCTCAAATTTATAATTAAAACACATAAAGAGATATTCGTCAACATTTTTAGTGAAAATTTTAACGGAAGTATAAATGAAAACAGTGAGAAAGCTAGTTAAATCAACGGTTTGTGGCATGTTTGAAAGTTTGACTAATGGAGAGTAGAGATACTTTCCATTCCTCTTATAATTCCTCCTTTTTAGGGCTGTTGCTTGACTACGACTAGGTGGTAACAGTCCAAACCTTTTTATAAGGTGAGAGAGGGATATTTTTTAAACTTAATTTTTTAAACGAAGAGTATATAGTTACCCATAATAAATATAACAGACGTTCAGATAAATAGCAATGACATAAATAAAGAAGGATGTGATTAAAGTTTTAAATTATCAACAAAGACTAGAGTTACTTATGCAATGTAAGCTCAAAAAAATACGACAAAAAGAATTAGCTAAATTAATTGGAACTAGTTCGGCATGGGTGAGTATGTATTTTTCTCATCCAGACATCAATATCAGCGAGCTTCATGAAAGACAAATCATCGAATTCGTAAACGAGAAATAAAAGTAGGACAGAGATAAACATGCTAAGTGAGATACTAGCGAAAACAAAAAAGGAAAAGAGGAATTTATAAGATGTTTAAAGTAAATATTAAGGAAATTGATTTAGAGGTATTGCACGATATCCCGAATTATAGTAATTATGCAGCAGACCTAAAAAACGGGCGAATTTGGAACAAGAATAAAGGTAAGTGGGTAGTAGCTAATCCTAATTTTAATGAGTATTGTCTAGCATACGTTGTAAATGATGACGGTATTGCATCAAGTGTAGGAGTGCATGTACTTTGTACGAGAGCTGTATATGCGATTGGATCAGGTCATCATTTTAATTGGGAGATGATGGGGTTGGAAGTCGACCACTTGGATTTTGATCGTTCTAATAACAAAATCGAAAATCTTGTATTGGAAAAGATAGCAATAAATCGTGCTAGACGTAAAATGTACGAAAAGACTAATCGCTTAGATAAGGATGTTGTTGTTCAATTGCGAGAAGAATATAAAACTCTCCCACATGGTAAGAAAATGAATTGGTTTTTAGAAATGGGTAATAAATTTGGAGTTAGCTTCAGATGCATCCAAAATAATTGCTTATTATACAACAATAAAAAAGCACAATAACATAATAGATAATAGCAAACAAATTTTAGACGATTCGAGCAATACAATTATCTTAATACATAAGCTTCAAACGGTCTAATAGAGAAACATACATAAATTTACAAATAAAGAATAAGAGGAAAAAGGGGAAATTATTTATGACAACATTAACTAACGAGCAAATGAAAAACATGGATGGAGATACTGCAATTTTATGGCTTGAGAATTATGTTTTGACTTTAGATCAGCGTGATCCATACTACTCGGTATTCAAAAAGCAATTAGCACGAACAAAAGAAAGTGAAGCAAAGTTGAAGGCAACTCAAATTAAATTAGATGAGACAAACGAAAGATTGCGCAAAGGATTAAAGAGTTACATTGGACAGTTTGTTTCGTTTAAAGATGAGGAAACGGTTCCGTATTTATTAGAAAAGCATAAAGATGATTTAATGGAATTATCAAAATACATAGAAGACGTAGAAAAGAGATTTGTTGATTTACACTGCAAAGTTTACCCAGTTAAAGATTTTAAAAATGTTTATTTAGATAATATATCATGTTGCGCAGACTACTATTTTGAGAATTATGACAAATTTGAAGAAACAAAGGGTATCTTCAGCTTCATCGGTGGATTTACTTATGTTGACATGTTACATAAAAGTGGTGAGATTGACGATAATCGATTAATTGAGCTATGCATTGGATTATTTAAAGACCACGAGAGTAATGACGACAGTTGTTTTGCTTGTGTGACCGATTGGTGCAGTTAAATAAATACATATTGAGTTATGATGAAGTATCTTATCCTCCTTTACAATTTCATATTATATTTGCCAGGTGTGGCAAAAGGTGAAGCAGACAATAATTTACGATGAGTGTTAGATAACATTTGTGAATATCTTAAAATATTGTATGATATATAAAATCCTATTGTATGTAAGGATTAAAAAGGAGGATATAAATAAAGATGAACCAATTAATTCAAGAGTTAATATCACTGAGACAAGAGGGGTCATATTGGGATTTTAAAAAAGAATGGTATGCAAATGAGAAAAAATCTGATTTACTCCACGATATAATTTGTATGGCAAATAATTTAGAAAATAAGGATGCTTATATAATCATAGGGATAGATGAGGAAAATAAATATCAAGCAAGTAGTGTTTCTGATGATATGAATAGAAAAAACACACAAATGCTTGTAGACTTTTTAAGAGACAAAAAGTTTTCTGGAGGAATAAGACCAATTGTTTATGTTGAAACGATTAGCGTCAATGATGGGGAGATCGATGTAATTGTAGTTAAAAATACTTTTAATACGCCATATTACTTAAGTGAGAAATATCAAGGTGTATTCGCAAATAATATTTACACAAGAGTAATGGATACCAATACACCAAAAGAAAAGTCCGCAGATATTCATCACGTAGAATACTTATGGAAGAAAAGATTTCGATTAATTTCAACTCCTTTGGAAAGAGCTAGATATTACTTGGAAAAATCAGATGAGTGGATTCATTCAACTTCTGGAATATCATCAAAGAAATACTATAAATACTTTCCTGAGTTCACGATAGAGCATACACAGGTAGATGATCTGAATGGGTATGAATACTATTTATTTAACCAAACAGACACAAGGGCTCGTTGGTATGAAATAAAACTATATTATCATCAAACCTTATTGTTTTCTACAGATGGAGCATCTTTAGATGGTGGAAGATATTTCACTTCTACCCCTTTTACAGACGGTATTTCATTAACAAGTCGTCGTGATTGGGATATTTCCTTTAAATATTTCATTAAAGATACATTAGAATACACTATTCATAAATTTTATTTTAATCCTGATGGAGATGAAGCATCATCATCACACAGACGATTTATGGAATGCATGTTAGTTTTTGATTCTAAAGATGAAAAAGAAGCGTTCAAAAGATACGTTTTATCTGTTTGGAATGATAATCATAAGTATTCACAAGACATATGGACTCCTTATATTCCAGAAATAAAAGGTTATATAACAGATGCATTTAAAGAACAGTATAGAGACGTTCAAATATTGAAAAATATTTTTGAAGAATTTAAGGCATTATAGACTATTAAATCTAGAATGATGTACTTATTTATGAACACATACTTAAAGTTTTACATGGGGAACTAAAATACTAGACTTTTATTCGAAACTTTAAGATGCGTTGAATGTGGAGAATAAAATGATTACATAACTATTGAGGGGTCACAATTTTTTGTGGTCTCCTCTTTTTATTTTGAGTAAACAAATACAAGGGGGAATTATATTGACAACAATCATTGGCGGTAAAAGAATGTGCGGAAAGACAACAGAATTATTAAAGCAATCTGAAAAAGAAGGACATAGAATTTTAGTAGCTCATGATCAAGTAGTGGATATTTTAGAAAAAGAAGCTAAAAAATTAGGGTTAAACATTCCTCCACCAGTGAGTATACAGCGTTTGTTGAGAGATAACAGCTTTAAAGGTGAATCTTTATTAGTGGACGAAGTAGAGTGGTTATTGAGTAAAATGACAGGGTGTCGAATAGTATCAATGTCAACATCTGCAACAATGATAGAAAAAGAAGCGATTAATCGTGAGGATGTTGACTGGGGGATTATTTGAGAACGTACTACCATAACTCTAGTCTTGGCTAAACTCTAGTTAATACAGACATCAAGTCTGACTTGCCCTTGCACTCCATCGGATATTACTTTGATAATAATGGAAATTTAATTTATAATTTAAATTAACGTTAAAAATGAGAAAGGTGAGTTATGATGAGTGATTGGATAAAAGAGCTAAAGCAGACACTAGATAAAGAAGAAATGATTGAGCAAGACAAAATGAAAAAATTAAATTACTTAAAGAGTCAATATTCAATGTGGTCTAATGAGGTATTTAAGTACTTTGAAAATATCTTTGAGAAAATGCGTTCAGAATTAGGCGATTGTGTTACTGAAGTAAAAACTAGTAATTCATATAGTATTAAATTTAAAGAGTTATCAATTTCAGTGAATGTATTTAACGGAAATAGTGATAATACTTACAGTCCTAAAGTTGATATTGTTGGAACATTACCACATTCAAATAAACAAGTTGCTACGGTATATCCTAGTGTTGATGAACAATTTGATATTAAATTTACAGTTTCATCTGGATTACTAAGGAAAAATTATGTTCCACTTACAATGGATTTAGCTGAGGATATGGTGAAAGCTGTATTTGCAAATAAATGATACGATTCTAATTTAGAAAGTCACTTTCAAAAGATTGTGGCTTTTTATTTATGTTAAAAAAAACACACCGTCATAGGCGTGTTTCATTTATTGATCGAAAAATATTTCAGAGGATAATTTAGACCAATTAGAACTATTCATGGGTTTCATTGGACGCATAAATTTCACAGACTTAATCGGTTTCATACTTTTCATTGATTTGATTGGTGTCATACTTTTCATCGGTTTAAAAGGTCCACCAGAAGCATTTTCGGTGAAGAAAACACAGTAACCATTGTTATCTCTAAACCAACCATTATTAAATCTACCTAAGTGTTTTCCTTTAAATGAATAGATTGAATCATTGTAAAAATAAGCTGCTGGTTTCCCATTATACAAATAGATATTCTCCTCATCTTCGCAATAAGCGATAGGGACTCCAGAACTGTTATAAAAAACTAAATCATTTCCCATTAAAAACACCTCCTAATAAATAAAATTATACCATGTTTCCAGTTTAATAGAAAAAAGTTGGTTGTAATTTATTACAAGAACGATAATCATGCTTTCTATAATTCAAAAGAATGGATTAGTCAGCGTAAGAAAATTTTAAAACGTGATAAATACATTTGTCAGATTTGTAGACGTTTTGGACGGAATAAAAGTGCAGAAGTAATTCATCATATTATTGAGTTGAATGAAAATTGGAGTAAAAGATTAGATGAGAATAATTTAATTTTGCTTTGTCATAGATGTCATAACGGAATACATAAAGCTGAGAAGTTTATTTGGAAAAATAAATACTTAGTTCTAAAATTTTACACAGAACATTTGTTTTGTTATACTTTTGTTAATATAAGCAGAAGGAGTGTTTAAATGAAAAATAGTAGAGAGAAGTTTGAAGGTTTAGATATAATTCAAAACATGATATCATCTAACATTAAATATCCATTTATAATAACTTTAGAAAAACAAAAATCCAATTATAAAAATTATCAAATTATGGTTATAAAAGATAATGAAGTAGAAAGAGATAATCACTTAAAAAAATTAAATGAAATTGCTTCTAAAGAAAATCATAGTGCTGAACTAGCGAATTATTTAGAAAATAATACATTTGAAGGTACTATAAAAGAATTTTATGGAACTATTGAATGTCAGTTAATTAATAATACAATTGAAATAATGATAAAAGTGAATGATGAAATTATTAAAGAGCTTGTATTCGGGGACAATGATTATCTAGATGACTATCTCAATTTTTTAAAAGTTGATTTATCTAAATTAGTTCGTAAAGAGATTTATAATTTAAAATAAGGTAATTCTATTTTAAGGTCACTCATGAGAGTGGCTTTTTATTATGTAATAAATCCCTATAATGCCTTATAATGATTAATTATAGGGGTGAGGGAATGTCGAATAATGCTAATTTAGAAAACCGTCAAAAATATAATGAATCTTTTTTCGTTAATATTGCATTTGTATTATTAGCCTTTGCTTTGTTGACTACCGGTGTTTTAATAATATTTAAAGATCAGTTTAATCTATACTTCGATTTTACTGAGTTAGCTTCATTAGGTAGTTTCTTGGGTGGAATTATTACAGCTTTTTTAACTTTTTCAACAATACTTTTAGTTTTTGCTACATATAAGACGCAACAAAAAGAGTTAGCAGCAACGAGGGAACAATTGGAAGAGACGGTAAGGCAAGCTGAAATTACTAATGAAACCATGCTAAAGCAACAATTTGAGACCACTTTTTTTAATATGATTAATATGCATAATAATTTAGTAAAAGGTTTAACTTTATATGGTACGACTGTAAAAGATAAAGTTGTATTCATAAATATTTATGAGGCTATTATAAATTACTATAAAGAAGAATCTCTAAAATCATATTTACAAGGTTTACTTATGAGAGAACGAGATTCATTAGATGAATTAGGAACAGATTTTATAAAATTTTATTATAAAATTAATGATAACGAAGAAAAAGAGTTTGAGTATGATGTACAAACTTTTGTGAACCTTGCTCGTAAGTACATTTATGAAAACAGGTATGATGAAATTTTGATGCAAGATATATCTGTTTTTAACATTTTCAGATTTAATTATGAGGAATTAGAAAATTATTTAGTTAGGTACGACTATGATAGTTTTATATATAGATTAAAGAAAGAATTTGTTGATAACGTAGAATATAAAAATACATCTGTTCACATAGTAGACTATAGATTTAAGTTTCCTCTCCATCATTATTTTGAAAGTATCATATCAGTAATAGCTTTTATAGAACAAAGTAATTTAAAGGATAATGAAAAAAATAATTATTTACGAATCTTTTTTTCGAACTTTACCACATATGAAAAAACTATAATTAATCTTTATACAAAATATAAAGTAGTAGAAGATTTTGAGTTATACTTTAATAAGTATCATCAAAATTTTGAGAAAGATATAAACTTTTATAATACAACAATATATCCTGACTTATAAAGCATTCAATTAAGAATGCTTTTTATTATGCAATAAAGTAGGTGAAGTAATGAGTTATATAAGTTGCTCAGATTGCGGTAACTTACATATGCGTGGCGAAGTATGTCCAAGTAAACCAATAATCAATTATAAGAAAGATACAACTGCTAATAGATTTAGGAATAGTCATATCTGGAGAAAAAAAGCAGCCTCAATCAAAGCTAGAGACAACTACCTTTGCCAGTGTTGTATAAGGAAACTACATAATACAATTCGACAATACAACTTTGATGATTTATCAGTACATCATATCTACAAGATTGTTGAGCGCGATGATTTAAAACTTTATGAAGGTAATCTAATAACTCTTTGCCGATATCATCATGAGGAAGCCGAGAAGGGGAATATTAGTCTTGGTGTATTGTTAGAGATTGCTAATGAACAAAATAATAAATGATACCCCCGTACTTAACATTTCAAAAAATAAAATTATACCCCTACACCGTATTCCCCACTTTCTTCTCGATTTTTTCCCTAAACCAAAAACTGGAGGTGACAAGATGGCAAGACCGTCTAAAAGTGTAAATGTAATAAGTAAGAATTTAACTAAAGAAGAACGAGAAATTAGACGAGAAACAGAACAAAAATTGCGTGGTGCTTCAGACAAAATTAGACCGCCAACTTATTTAAACGCTGGACAAAAAAAGATATTTAGATACATTGTTAATGAACTTAAAGCAAGTGAGATTTTATCTAATTTAGACATCTATGTCTTATCTACTGCTGCTACCTCAATCTATTGGATGCAAGAAATTGATCGAAGACTAAATGAGGATGCAGAGCTATTAACGGATAGAAATTTAATGGCTCAACGGGATAAATATGCAAAAGAGTTTTTCAGATGTTCAAGCGAACTGTCACTTTCTCCTGCTGCTCGTGCAAAAATTGGAAATATCAATGTCACTAATAAAGAAGTAGAAGAAGATAAAGTTCTTGCTGCTTTGCGAGATGATGACGATTGAGTAGCCTAATCGATAAAGCGTTTAATTATGCAGAACGAGTAGTTGAAGGAAAAGAAATCACAACAAAAGAAGTAATTATCCAATGTCAATGGTTTTTACGTGACATTAAACGTCAAGATAATGATGATTTTGAATTCTATTTTGATGAAAAAGCCATTAAAAAAGTAGAAAAACTACTCAAATTGATGAACTTTGCAACTGGATTAGGAGTAACAAACAAGACAATACTCGAAGGAATGGCTGATTTTCAAGCGTTCTTTCTCGTGAATGTATTTGGATGGCGCTATAAAAATAGACCTGATAAGTTTAGATATCGTACTAACTACCTCTTTATTCCACGCAAAAATGCCAAAACATTCATTTGTGCGCTTGTATTAATAATCCTCATGCTTACTGAACCGAAGTTCAGTCAATTTTACTCAATCTGTTTAGACAGAGAGTTAGCATCTAAAGTTAAAGAAGCTATTGACCAAATCCTCGTTGCAAGTCCTCGAATGAGTAAGCATTTTAAATCCTCAAAAACTCTTAGCGGTAAAATTGAATGTAAAATAACGAATAGCTTTTATCAAGCACGAACTGCTGAAGCAAATCGAAACAACTCAATACTCCCTTCTGCTTTTATTGCCGATGAAGTTGGTGCATTTAAAAATTATGCCAATATTAATGCTATGAAATCAGGACAATTAAACATCGAAAACCCTCTAATGTTCCTCATCACAACTGCTTATGCAGAGGATCAATCCATCATGCTAGATGAGTTAGACTACCTCAAAAAGATTTATAATAGCTCAACAAATAATGAACGTCTATTTGCTCTCCTTTATTATGCAGAGGAGCAGTATCTTTGGGACGATTACGGTATTGAGCAAGCCAATCCACTACGAATTGAATCCAACTACCAAGAAATAAGAAACTCACGTAAAGATGCTCTAGAAAAGCCTAAGGAACGTGAGGAGTATCTATGCAAGCACATGAATCATTTCATGCCTTCAAATAGTGGAGAAACCTACATAAATATTGATGATGTACGTAAATGTAAGATTGATACATACGATTGGACAGACAAAGAGGTGTATTTAGGAATGGATTTATCGCTATCTGATGATAATACATCGTTTAGTTTTGCTACATATGATGATGGAAAGATAGTTGCTGAATCATTTGCGTTTATCCCTGAGGGTAGGTTAAAGGATAAGATAAACAAAGAGCGTATTGATTATAATCTATTTATCAAAGAGGGCAAGTGCTTTGCGTGTGGTGATTTAATCATTGACTACGGCTTTGTAGAGGATATGATTTTGCAAATAGAAGACAAGTATAAGGTGGAAATTGTGGGAGTCGGATATGACAGATACAATGCTATTTCTACTACAAATCGCTTGGAGCGTGAAGGCAATTTTAAAGTAGTTGAAGTAAAACAAATACAGAGTATTTTACATATGCCTACCAAATTACTGCGAGAAAAGATATTGAAGAAAGAATTTGCGTATCTATCAAACGCGTTATTAGAAATCAACTTTCAAAATGCGAAGGTGAAATATGCAGGTGAAAACTTGAATATGATGATTGGTAAAAAGGTTAGTACTGGAAAAATTGATATGGTAGCTAGCTTAATTAATGCCATTTACTTAATGCAATTAGACATAGATTTTAATAAACAAGATGATTTTGTATTCCAACTCTTGTAATAAAGGGAGGTGAAACTATAACACATGGGATTTTTAGATTTATTTAAAACAAAAGAAGTAGTGGAAGAACGCTCACAAACATTGGAAGAAGTATTACTTGAGGCAGGATTGCTTACGAACAATATTAGTAAAACACAAGCATTGAGCATACCATCATTTTCAGCCAACATTGAGCTGATTGCAAGTACGATAGCATCTATTTCAGTGCAACTTTACACTGAAGCAGATGGGAAAGTAACTGAGGTTAATGATTATCGTAATGTACTGCTAAACGATGAAACAGGCGACACATTAAATTCGTATGAGTTTAAAAAGGCTCTAGTAATTGATTATCTGATTGATGGAGAAGGATTTGCTTACATTAACCGAGATCGGAATAAAATTAAGAGTCTACATTATGTTGATAGTGATAGAGTGTCAGTGTTTAAAAATACAGATGCCATTTACAAATCAATTGATATTTTAGTAGACGGCAAGACATATCGAGACTTTGAATTCATAAAAATATTGCGAAATACAAAAGATGGTGCAACAGGTATTGGATTATTAAAGCAAAACAATAAACTATTATCAGTCGCATATAACTCATTGATGTTTGAGGAGTCGCTTCTTAAAAAAGGTGGAAATAAAAAAGGATTCTTGCAGTCTCAAAATAAATTGAGTGAAGAGTCGATGACCGCTTTAAAAGAAGGATGGAATCGTCTGTATCAAAATGATAAAGAGAACGTCATGATTTTAAATGAAGGTTTAACATTCCAAGAATCGTCAGCTACTAGCGTTGAACTGCAATTGAATGAGAACAAAGTAACTAATGCTACTGAAATTAGCAAGATGTGTAATGTTCCTAACAATATTTTGAATGGTACTGCAAGTAAAGATGAGTATAAATTATTTATCAAAATGACTATTCTACCTATTTTAAAAGCATTTGAGACAGTATTTAACAAGGATTTACTACTTCCGAGCGAGAAGAGTGAGTCTTTTTATTTTGCCTTCGATACCGCTGAATTATTGAAAGGTGACACTGAAGACCGTTACAAAGCCTATTCCGAAGCCATTAAAGGTGGATGGATGTCTAAAAATGAGGTTCGCTATCGTGAAGATTTAGCTCCGATTGAAGGGTTAGATGTAGTCACTATGTCACTCGGTGATGTGATTTTTGATATTAACACAGGCAAATATTTCACTCCGAATATGGATTCGACGAATAACATGAAGGATTCGAAAGGTGGTGAAAATGTTGAAAATTGAAATTAGAAATAATGAAGTTAAATTAGATGGTTATGTAAATGTTGTTGAAAGAGAAAGTCGTATACTCCCATCTGTAAGAGGTAAGTTTATCGAGAAGATTAAAGCCAAAACTTTTGAAAAGGCATTAGCTAAGACAGACGATGTGAAGATTTTATTTAATCACAATGAGCAACGTCAACTAGGATCAATCAAAGAAGGTAATCTTGAATTATTTGAAGATTCGATAGGATTACGTGTTATTGCAACGATTACAGATGAAGAAGTTGTACAAAAGGCGGTAAATCAAGAACTGCGTGGATGGTCGTTTGGATTTATCAGTAATAAAGATGATTGGTCAGATGGTAAAAATGGAATTCAATTACGAGTGCTAGAGGATATTGATTTATTAGAGGTATCTATTTTAGACAAGACACCAGCTTACATTGCTACATCAATTGAGGTTAGAGATGAAAATGAAGTAGTCACTGAACAACGTAGCGAAGATTTTAAAGCAGAAATTATTGATTTGACAGTACATAAGCAAGAAGAAATTCGTGAGATTGATTACTCACTATATGAAAAACAATTAGAAATTATAAAACTAAAATAAGAAATGGAGACTTTACACATGAATGAATTATTAGAAAAACGCAACAACTTATTAGACGAAATGGATGCTCTTATTGCATCAGCAAAAACTGAAACACGTGCATTATTAGAAGAAGAATCAACTCGTTTTGATGCGATTAAAGCAGAAATTGCACAAATTGATAAAACATTAAAGGCTGATGAAGAGTCACGCTCATTTGAAAAGAAAGAAGTAGTAAAAGTGAATAAAGAACAAGAAACACGTATGCTAGAAGAACAGGATTTTGTAGCTTTTATTAAAGGTGAAACACGTGCATTTACAACAGGTGATAACGGAGCTATTATTCCAACTCACATTGCTAATCGTATTGTTGAGCAAGTTAAAGAACGTGCTGAATTAGCTAAATTGACTACACAATATTTTGTAGGGGGAGACTTAGCTTTCCCATCTTATGATGAATCAACGTCAACAATTACAGCGGCATACTACGATGATTTAACAGAAGTGACAGAAAGCAATGCTAAATTTACGACAGTTAAATTAGAGTCACACATCGTTGGTGTATTAGCGAAAGTATCTAACTCATTAATTAATCGTACTGATTTTGATGTACTATCTTATGTTATTGGAAAAGTAGCAGATTCAATTGTTGAATTTATTGAAAAAGAATTAATTTCTGGTACGACTAAAGTTAAAGGTTTAGCAACTGCTACACAAGAAGTTACGGCAACATCTGCAACGGCTTTAACTGCTGACGAATTAATTGATGTACAAATGACAGTACCTCAACGCTATCAAGCTAATGCTGTATGGATTATGTCTACAAATACGCTAAAAGCTATCCGTAAATTAAAAGGTGATAACGGTGAGTACCTATTAAATAAAGATATTCGTAGTGGATTTGGCTATGAGGTACTTGGTCGTCCAGTATTAGTATCAGATGAGATGTCAGAGATTGCAACAGGTAATTTAGTTGTAGCATTCGGTGATATGTCGGGTATTTATACTAAATTAGCAAATACTGTACAAGTAAAAGTATTGCAAGAAAAGTATGCAACACAATATGCTACAGGTGTACTTGCTCACGTTGAACTTGATGCTAAAATCGTAGAACAACAAAAAGTAGCAGTACTAAAAATGGCTTAATTACATAGATAAATTTGTTGGGAGTGCTTAGTGCACTCTCATTTATTTTTATCAGGAGGTGACAAGATGCAATTAAGAGCATTAGTAAATTTTAGCGGATTAATCTCAATGCGAAAAGGTGAAATCCGTGAAATTAAAGATAAGGAAATTTATTCAGATTTAATTAAAGCTGGATATGTTGAGCAAATAAAAGAACAAAAGTCATCTCGTAAAAAGGTGATGCAAGATGAAAATCAGTGAGGTAACTGTACAGGATTTAGTTATTTATTTACGAGAGGATAATAATGATGTGTCCACTCTTTCAACTTTTAATATGATGGTCAGTGCCGCCAAATCTTATATCAAGTTTTATACAGGATTAACTGATGAGCAAATGGATGAAAAAGAAGATTTAACTATTGCGTTATTTGTCTTAGTATCGTACATGTACGATACCCGTACTTACACAGTACAAAATGACAAAGTAAATAAAGTGGTATCTTCTATTTTAAATATGCACTCACAGAATTTATTGTAGGGGTGATGTGAGATGAACGCAGGAGATTTAAAACACCGCATTGACATTTATGCCAACGTTGAGTACGAGAATGAGCTAGGAGAGACAAGCCATAGTTTCGAAAAATTGAAAACGATTTGGTCGGCTATTATCCCTCAGACAGGTTCATTACAAAAGCAACAGGCTGATACGATTTTAACAAATGTTACACATAAGATTATCATCCGATACAGCGCTGGAAATGACATTTCAAAAGAAATGAAGATTAAATTTAGGAATCATGAGTTTGAGATTAGATACATCCTCAATCCTTATTTCAATAATGAAACTCTTGAAATTTTTGTACAGGAGGTGCTTGGGTAATGGAAATTAGAGGATTGACCGAATTTCAAAAGGATTTGATGGCAGCATCTATGACTGTACAAAAAGAGATACCTAAAATATTACGCAAAGTCGGAAGTAAAGGACGTACATTAGTTGCTAGACGTGCACGTTCAAAAGTAAAGAAGTTGACAGGTAACTACCATAAGAAATGGAAGCGCGGTAAGGTCTTTAAAGGTGATAATGGCGAGTTTGTAGTTCGTGTAATTAACTCTAGTCCTCACGCACATTTAATTGAGGACGGTCATTTGCAAGTAGTAGATGGTCAAACAGTTGGATTTGTAAGAGGTAAGCACGTATTAAAAGATGGTATGGCAGAGTTTGACGCAAGCGGAATCGCAGAAGAAATGATTAGCGATTGGTTAGATGATTTACTGGAGCAAAATAAATTATGATTAATCTAAAAGATATTAAAGCCTCCATAAATCAAATCCTCAAGTCTAATTTTAAAATCCCTGTTATCGCTCAAGATATTGAGAAAGGTTTTGAACGACCGTCATTTACCGTCTACTTTGACAATGTGAAAATTGAAACCTTATACTCTCAATTTGAGACATCATTAACTGTACGTATTTACTACTTTACCGAGATTGAATCTGTAAATGGTTCATTAGAAATTTTAGATATGCAACAGCAACTACCAATTTTATTCGGTAACAATTTAAAAGTTAAAGATAGAGCCATTCATATTTCTGACGTTGATTCGTCAGTAGTGGATGGTATTTTAATGTGCGAATTTAGTTTATTATTCGAGCAATTTGATGAAATAAACGATTCGAATAAAGATGCATTGTTGATGCAAGAATTAGAAACTAAATTAAACGAAAGCGAGTGATTTTTGTGGGCTTACCGCAAATTGAAATAGAATTTAAAGCTAAAGCAGTATCGGCTGTTAAGCGTAGTGCAATGGGTATTACAGCACTAATTTTACGTGACGCTACAGAAGCGGAAGGAATTGTAACAATTAAATCAATAGAGGATGTTAATGCTAATGAGTGGACAGTTGAAAATGCAGATTTTATTAATAAAACTCTACTTGGAACACCGTCTAAAGTGGTTGTTATCCGTGTTACAGAAGCAGCATTAATTGCCGATACATTAAAGAAATTGAATAGTATCAAATTTAACTATCTAGCAATGCCTGATGCTACTACGGCTGAAGCAAAGGCTATTGTAAGTTGGATTAAATCAAAACGTACAAACGATAAGAAAACTTATAAAGCAGTTGTAGCAAACCAAGATGCAGATTCAGAAGGAATTATAAACTTTACAACAGAGGATATTCTAGTAGGGGGTACAACTTATACTGCTCAACAGTATACAGCTCGAATTGCAGGTATTTTAGCAGGTATTCCGTTTACACGTTCCTCTACATATTATGAGTTAGCTGAAGTTGATTCAATTACAGAATCTGAAACTCCAAACGAGGACATCGACAATGGTCAATTGATTTTAATTAACGATGGTGAAAATATTAAAATTGGCCGTGGTGTAAACAGTTTAACGACACTAACTGTTACTAAGAAGGAAGATTACAAGAAAATCAAAGTATTAGAAGTAATGGATATTATTAAAGACGATATTCGTGACACTTTTGATAAAGAGTACGTCGGTAAAATTATCAACGTTTACGATAATCAAATTTTATTTGTAACAGCAGTTAATGCTTATTTCAAAATTTTAATGACAGACCAAATTCTTGGTCCATCATTCGAAAATATTTCGTTTATTGATGTAGATGCTCAACGTCTAGCATGGGAGAGTATTGGTACAGATACAACAAACTTATCAGATACACAAATTAGAGAAATGTCATTTGGCTCAACTGTATTTTTAGGTGGTCAGATTAAAATTGCTGATGCAATGGAAGACTTGAAGTTTGACATTTTAACAGTATAAGGAGATAGATAGTAATGACTAATAAAGCAAATAGAGTTATTAATGGTACGCATGGAGCAGTATGGGTCAACGGTGAGAAATGGTTGGATTTAACGAGCTTAGAGTTAAAAGTTACTTTAGAATATGAAGACGTTTATTTTGCAGAAGATACAGGTAAATACCGCAAATTTATGGGATGGACAGGCGAAGGTTCAATTGTAACTAAAAAGGTTTACTCTCGTGGTGCAAATCTGTTAGCAAAAGCAGTTAAATCAGGAAAGATGCCTGAAGTAACAATTACTTCAAAATTAGCTGACCCAGATGCATATGGTTCTGAACGTGTTTCAGTAACAAATGTGACGTTCAATGAATTTTTATTAACTAAAATTGAACAACGTACTCTGTTAGAAGAAGAATTAGGATTTGAATTTGGTGATTTCGATATATTAGAAGCAATTAAAGCTTTAGTAGCTTAATCGAATATTACGTAATTATTGGAGGGCGTTGCATAATTGCAATGCCTTCATTTAATTTAAATTAATCAGAAAAGGATGATAAAAAACATGGGTAAAATTGTAACAGTAGAAGATTTAATTAAAAACAAGGTGAAAATTGAGAAGTCAAGCGATAAGGAAATCAACTCAACACTAACTGTACCAAGCGTTGGCGGGAAAATTAAGTTAGCGTTTACTAGAAATGATATTCACGATTTTCACGATGCCACGAAGAATATTGATAAAAATTTACCTAGAGAGCAAGTAGAAGAGTTGTTGGCAGAAATGGGTTACAACTTGGCTTATACAGTGATCTCCGAGCCAAATTTAAAAGACAAAGAATTACAAGAGGCATATGAGTGTAAAGCCCCATTTGAAATTGTAAAGAAGATTTTTAATGAAGCTGAAATCGGGGATATTATTGATTTTGCAATTGATAAGGCTGGATTCAGAAATGGCAAAGTAGTAGAGGTTGAAGACCTAAAAAACTAATCAAGAGTGACGATGAGATTGCATTTCTCGCTCACTTTATAAAAAAAGGGTTTAAGCCAGAGTATTTATATGACTTAGATGTTTATACAAAAACACTATTTGCAACCGTAATGAATGAAGAAATTGAAGAAAAGAATAAGCACATGGAAATACAAGATAAGCTACTTAAAAATAGCGAGGGTGTTACACCAATGTTTCCTGTGCATGTATAGGCGGTGAGATAATTGTCAGGTCGAGTTATATCATCAATATTAACATTGCAAGACAGGAATTTTAGTAGTGGTATGCGTACAGCGAGTGGTCAACTAACTGATTTTGGTCGTGGCGCAAATGTTGTTAGAAATAAAGTAGAAGATTTTAAACGTTCAGCTACTGATGCATTTAAATCAGTAGGAAAAGCATCAATGGCACTAGGGGCGGTTGGTGTTGGTGCTCTCGGTGTATCTGTTGCTAAAACTATAGTAGACATGGATAGCTCCTTTGCTAAACTCCAAGCACAAACTGGAGCGATGGGAGCAGATTTACAAGCGTTAGAAGGTGCGGCTAAAGATGCCTTTTCAAGAGGCTATGGTGAGAGTTTAGATGAAGTGAGCACTGCTGTAGCTCGTGTAAAACAGAACATGACAGGCTTAGATAATGGTGAGATTAGCAAGGTAACATCTAATGCTATGCTATTAGCCAATACGTTTGATAGCGATGTTAATGAGGTTTCACGTGGTGTTAATAACACAATGCAAGCATTCGGTGTATCCGCTGATAAGGCATTCGATTTATTTACAGCAGGTGGTCAACGAGGACTCAATTTTAGTAATGAGATGTTTGATAACGTAGCTGAATACGCTCCACTCTTTGGAAAAATGGGATATAGTGCCGAGGAGTATTTTGGAGTATTAGAACGTGGCTCTCAAGCGGGAGTTTATAATTTGGACTATGTAAATGATGTGATGAAAGAGTTTCAGATTCGTACTAAAGATGGCTCTAAAGCAACTAATGATGCAATGAAGAGTATGAGTAAGAGTACTCAAAATGTATGGAAAGAATATCTAAAAGGTAACGGTACAGTAAAAGATGTTGCATCTACAGTTGTAGGTGAATTGAAGAACATGGATGACCAAGTTGAGGCAAATCAAATTGGTGTTGGCTTATTCGGTACAAAGTGGGAAGATTTGGAATCAGATGCAATGTACGCAATGCTTGGAGCAAGCGATGCGATGAAAAACTTTGAAGGTGCTACTGAATCAGCCTCATCTAAAGTTGAAGGATCAATTAAAAATCGTCTAGTGTCATCTTGGCGAGAATTGCAGGTCGGTATTGCAGATGTAGTAAACGGCGCAGGCGCACAAGAATTTTTAGCTGGTGTTGCACAAAAAGCTGATGAGCTTGTACCGAAAATTAAAGGAGTAGTGGCAAAGGCATTTGAGTTTGGCAATACAGTACGAGATAATTGGGGACCTATTAAAGAGACTCTTATTGGAGTTAGTACAGCAGTAGGCATTGTAGCTGTGGGAATGGGTACTCTGAAAGTTATTTCGACTGTTACGACTATGGTACAAGGTTTTAAAACAGCTATGGGTCTAGCGACAGCCGGACAATGGGCAATGAATACAGCAATGCTTGCAAGTCCCCTCACATGGGTTGTCGTGGGTATAGCTGCTGTAGTTGCAGCAGGTGTCTTACTTTATCGTAATTGGGATAAAGTTCGTGCAGGTTGGGATACAGCGTGGAATGGCATTAAAAGTGCAGCAGGTTCAGGTGTGAATTTCGTCATTGACCAAATCAACGGATTGATTAAAGTAATCAACAAAATCCCAGGTGTTAATATCCCGATTGTCCCTAAAGTTAGTTGGGGAGATGTTAAAACAGGTGTCGATAAAATTAACAAGCAATCATCTGGTGGACGTGTACCACAATATGATGTTGGTTCAAATCGCATAACAAGCGATCATACAGCAATGGTGCACAAAGATGAAATGATTATCCCTGCTAGACAAGCTCAAAAGGTACGTCAAGCAGGTGGGAATATTGATAATATCCATAAATTGATTAATCAACCTAAACAAGTTGATGCACCTACTAATAACCCAATGTCTAATGGTGGTTCAACTTTTGGTGATATTATTATTCATGCAAAAGGAGTTACATCAGCAGAGGTAGTGAATGAAATCGTACCACAGTTAAAATTAGCATTATCCAACATTTAATGAAAGGGTGATAGAAAATGGATATTGTATTTTCAGATGAAAATAGGAATGAAATTCTACATGCTCCTATCATTCCAGTAGAGTTGGAAGTTTCTTTTCCTCATAATAATCAAGTTGTTTCTACCATTAATGGTGGAGATATTAATTTAATTGGTCAAGCTGGTCTAAAATCATTAACATTCTCCTCCTGGTTTCCAATACGTGAATACTCTTTTGTAAAATCTAAAGTGTTAGCCCCTGAAGCAAAAGAGTATTTTGTTAAATGGAAGAGACAACGAAAACCTATTCGAGTTGTTATTACAAGTAAAGGTGGATGGGAAATACATAATGAGCTTTATACAATTGAAGAATTTAATTTTGGATATGATCGCGTTGGAGATATGACCTATACACTTAAATTAACGCAATTTGTACGCAAGCAGGTGAAAAAGTAATGGATTATATTTTATCTGTTGAAGGTTATGAAATAAACCATATTGCATCTAATTTAACATGGTCGAGTAATACTGATACATTAGGTCAAGCATTGACATTTGAAATGTCATCGGATGAAAATAATACATTTCTTCCAAAAGCATTTATAAAAGTAGGAAATAAAGTTACTTTACATCATAAATCTAAAATTATCTTTTTTGGAGTTGTTGAAAGTGAAGAAGCTAATGGTAGAGCACCTAGAAAATATAATTGTTTTGATTTAGCGTTTTATCTTAATAAAAGCACATTAACGATTCAATTTAATAACAAGCCAGCAGATGATTGTATTAAAGAAATCTGTAAGAAGTTTGGTATAAAGACAACCGTAACATCTATACCAACTAAAATTAAAAAGATTTATAAATCTGAAACAGTAAGTGAAATCCTCAAAGATATTTTATCAATCGCTGAAAAGCAAATTGGTAAAAAGTATCGATTTGAAATGAGAGGGGATACACTTACTGTTTTTGCATGGAAAGATATTTATGTTGAAGGAGATATTGAATGGATTAGCAATCCACAGCGTTCACTTTCAATATCTAGTATGAAGAACAGTATTGAAGTCGTTTCAGGTGATGAAAAGAAAATTAAGGTGATTGCTTCAGTGAAAGATAATGAAGCTATTAAAAAATATGGTTTATTACATCATTCAGAGTCGATTGACGATAAAGAAAAATCTAAAGCAAAGCAAGTTGCAAATAATTTATTAAAGGAACTCAATAAGATTCAACAAAGCGGTTCGGTTTCTTTATTAGGTAATTATGAAGCACGAGCAGGGAGATTAATTAAATTAAATGAACCTATTACAGGTTTACAAGGGGATTATTACATAAAAGATGCTAATCATGCTATTTCAAATAGCATTCATCTAATGACATTGGGACTGGAGGTAGTTTAATGGATAAATCGATAATAGAGCTTGCTAGATTTTTTAAAGATTCCGCTAAGAGTGTTCCAACTTTTGAAGGATTTATCGTTGGTAAAGTAATAAGTCCACCACCTGCTATTCAAATATCAATTGATGAAGCAATTATTTTAGACAAGTCGCATTTAGTAATAGCTGCACATGTATTAAATGACTACGAGCGTAAATTTGAAATTGAAGGAGAGTTTCAGTTTACTGCTACTGATTGTGGTTCTACGAGTGCGAATAGTTCTCACTCCCATAGTATAGAGTCACTTAATGTCGATTCTAAATCGTTGAAAGCTAAAGGTAAACTCAAGTGGACAGATACATTAAAGAAAGATGAATTAGTTATTTTAGTACCTGCTGGTAATCAACAAATGTACATCTTAATTGATAAGGCGGCGGAGTTATAATGTTTCCTGATGATATTAGCGATTACATAAAAAACGAAGATTATATAAATGATAATACACTCCCTGCTTTTACAGGTAAAACATTCCTTTATGATTTTAATAAAGGTGATTTTATTTATAAAAATGGAGCACCTGTTGAAGTTGATGGAATAAAAGCAATTCAAATTTGGATCGAAAAAGTAATTCGTACCGAACGATTCAAATTTAATATTTATGATGGTGTCGATTACGGAGTAACAATTGAAGATCTAATTGGTTCTAATTTGCCTAGAGGATTTATTGAATCCGAAATGAAACGTGAATTTACAGAATCATTATTAACAAATCCATACATAGAAGAACTAATAAATTGGTCATTTAAAATTGATGGAAGTGAATGGACTATTAGTTTTACTGTTATTACAACAACAGAAGAAGTGCTTGAAATGGGGGTGGAAATCTAAAATGACAGCAGAAATTATACATCAAAATATGCTCAATAATACGAGTGATAATTTTGATAAAAGTAACGGCTCATGGACATATGACATTGAGAAATCAGTAGCAATTGAGTTGAGTAAGCATGAGACTAAGACGGACAATATCGTTGATAAAATGAACATCGAGAATCTTACAGGTGAGGAATTAACACGCTTTATTTTCCAGCGCACAGGGATTAAACGTAATTTAGCAACATTTGCAAACGGTAAAGTTTTAATTACAGTAACTGCTGCTACATCAATTAATGTAGGTGATTTAGTAGCGGCTGATGATATTTTTTATCAGTTTATAAAAGCTGAAACTTTTAGCACAGCGGGTAAATATTATGTCAATGTACGATGCGTACAAGAAGGTAGTGTTGGTAATGTACCTAGTGGTGCAATCAATTCATTTCCTACTACATTATCCAATATTTCGACTGTAATTAATGAGGTAGCTTTTGACAATGGTTATCCCGAAGAAACAGATTCGTCATTGCGACAACGATATTATGACAAGTTACAACGTCCCGGCAAGGCTGGCAATAAATATCATTATCGTGAATGGGCACAATCGGTATCGGGAGTAGGTAAAGTTAAAGTTTTCCCTCGGTGGAATGGTGCATTGACTGTAAAAGTAGCAGTTTTAGACGTAAATAATGGTCTTGCTACACCGTCATTAATAGATCGTGTGCTTGCCCACATTGAGTCAGAGCGTCCGTTTGGAGCAAATGTAACTGTTGTAACAGGTGAGGAATTAGTTATTAATATTTCATCTACATTCGTTTTAAATAACGGCTACAGATTTGAGCAAGTTAAACCATTCATTAGTGATAGATTAGCATCTTATTTCCGTTCAATTGCATTTGAAGATGGATTAGCTTACATTTCACATGCTCAAATAGGACGAGAACTATTAGATGTTGAAGGAATTGAGGACTATTCAAACTTACTGTTAAATGGCTCAACAGGTAATCTCTCGATTGGAGATACGCAAGTACCAATTGTTGGAGGAGTGATTAATACATGATACTTACTCACAAGAGATTGATTAACCATTTACCTAAATACGAGCGTAGCAATACATTAATCGTTGATATTTTAAAGTCAGTTGCTATTGAGCTGGATAAGCTAGACGTCAAATCTGAAGTGAACTATGCAGAATTATTTATTGATACGGCTATAAAAGCATTATTAATTCATGAGCGTGATTTAGGTATTAGTAAGAGTCTTATATCCAATCAGCAACGTAGAGAGCTTATCATTGCTCATTATCGTGCTACTTTAGAGCAAACAACAGATGAGACGATTAAGAATGTCGCTTCAGCATTCAGTAATGGAGATGTTGAAATTAATGAAACGGATAATGAAGGTGTCTATGAGATTAAATTTATAGGAACTATTGGTATACCCGACAATATGCAAGGTTTAATGAACACATTAGATATTATTATCCCAGCTCATATCGATGTAATTTATACATATTTATTTAACGTATGGGGTGACATCTCTCATAAAACTTGGGGGGGATTGGAAATCTATACGTGGGAAGAACTATCAACTAAGGAAGTGATTTAATGCAACAAACACAAAATTATAAATTAAATAAGCCCGAAATTACTGACTATGCAAAAATAGAGTTATTAAATGACAATGCAGATATTATTGATGCTAAGTTAAAAGACCTAGAAATTAATGGTGACTTAACAGAAATAGTGCAGACAGTAACAACTTTACAGCGAGAGGTTACTGATAATAAATCTGAATTTACTGAACATTTGGTAGATGATATGCCACATAAATACACAAATTCAGATAACGGAAAAACCTACCGATTAGGCTTTGGCGTTGATGCAGGTGGGTTTTATTACATTCAACAGGAGGTTGAGTAGATGGCTGATATTGAAAAAGGTTATTTCCCTGATAAAGCTACACAAATGGAAATTAAACGAGGTGTAGACGATGTTAATGTAAAACAAGAACAACTTAAACAAAGTGTAAATAACATAAGTACTCAAATTAACAATAAAAGTGTTGGCAAAGTATTGAAATCAAAAGTATTTACTTCTAACGGTACTTTCACAGCGCCAGCAGGTGTGACAGAAGTTTACGTTACAGGCGGTGGCGCTGGCGGTTCTGGTGGCGCGTGGGGAAACCTATTAACTACATCAGGAAATGCTGGAGGCGTTACCTCGTTTGGCAACCTCTTGTCTTTGCCAGGCGGTAGCGGAGGGGCAGCAAGACCAGAAGGCGGAATAGGTTCAATCGTATCACTGCCTGGAGGTCCAGGAGGTACAGCAGGTAAGTCAAATACTGAAAATTGTAATGGCGGTAGCAGTGGTTACTACGCTGGAGGGACAGGAATAAACCAGGTATTATCGGACAGTGGCCGAGCTGGCGATGGTGCTTACTGTGCTGGAGGAGGAGGCATTGTAAACGGACATGGCGGCGGTGGCGGCCATTTTGTGATTGACCTAAACCTAGCAGTTACACCAGGCACGCAATATGTCATTACCATTGGGCGCGGTGGTGCAGGAGTTCAAGGTCGTCATTCTTCCCAAACTAGTTCTACGTATACGTCGGGTAAAGGCGGGGACGGCATACTAACGGTAAAATGGTGGGAATAAAGGAGTGATATTATGCGATTTGCACAGATTTTATATGACAAAGCACATTGGGTTTTTGAAGATGAGAAAAAGCCTGATTTTGCACCGAATATTGTTTTGGTTGACATTACAGACAAGCACGAAGTAAAAGAAGGTTGGGATTATGATAAGAAAACAGGTGAATTTACAGCGCCCACTATTCCTGAACCAACACCAATTGAATCACAACCTACTGTTGAAGAAATGCAGGCAAAAACGCTATTAAATACAGAATACTTAGTCGCTCGTAATGAGCTAGGATTATAGGGAGGAAATTAAAATGACAGTTTACCAATTATGTGAGTTTTTAATCGAGCGTAAGCGATATGCGCATGAGGATATGCTTAAAAAGGTCAATGTGTTTTACGCTAACGATCAGTTGGCAGATGAAGAGTATACGCAACTTTTAACATTTATAGATGCACATCAAACGGCATAATCGTTCCATATTGTTCAGTACCGAATTAAACGCAGCATAAACTAGCTTTATTTTTATTTCGTTTTCCATATGTTACCTTAATGTATAATAAGTATTAAGGGGGATGATGGGAAATGGAGTTTATTCAAAAGATTTTCGAACTTACACCGTTAGGTATAGTATTTTTTATTATATATTATCTATTGAAATTATATGATAAGAAGTCTAAAAATCATGATTTAGATTTTGCATTAACACCGTCTTGGCTAGATTTATTAGAACGAATAATATTAAATTTATTAGCTTCTTTTTTTATTAGTTTTATAATTATTGCTGAAATGGTAAGTTATTTTAAAAATTTAGAAGTTGAGAATAACAGTATCGAACTACAGGAATTATTAGTGTCATTTGGCATGATTTTTCTAACAGTAGCTATGTACATAATTATTTTATGGAATTGTACAAAGTCTTTAAATAACTTATTTTGTGGTAAAAAAACATTCTATACCAAACTGAAAGATGAAGTTTGGGAAATTGAAAAAGCACACTCGAAAGACGTCTTATATTTAAAACTTGAAAATAGAAGGTTAATGCATACATATAATGGTGGTATAGAGATATTTTCTGAACAAAATCAAAGTGAAAAGGTTAAAGATTTTTATAAGAAATTAGGTAATATAAAATATTATAGAATTGGTGGTCTTGTATTATTCATCGTAACTATGGTGTGTAATGCTTACTTTTACCTTTTCCAAAAAGAAAGTATCATCGTAGTTCTGATTGTTTCAATTCTGTTATTGGCATTAATATCCAATTTTATTATTGGATTTATTACCTATATAAATGGTGAATAAAAAAATAAAACAAATGTTAAGCATTCTTCTTAATTTTGATCTGACCCAAAAA